GGGAAATTCAACACACTACGAGAAAGACTTAAGTAGTGCGTCGACTATGGTATCCAATGAACTGAGATACCGGTCTGTCTAACGATCCGACCGTGACCCCCAGAAACGGGGATAACGGTACAGCTCCTCAACGAGCGGGTTCCTCCTCGACCTGAGGGGGACCTTCGTTGTCCTGCCTGCTTGACGTCTCGAAACACCGGACGTCGCTCGGGTAACCCAAGTCGCTCCTCAAGTTTTTCGAGGAATTGACTAGGGCGAAGCCCATCAAAAGGACGAGCAGCATTATGATCATAAACAGGATCAGAACGCTGAGCATCCCCAAGTTTTCGCCAGAGGTACGGGGCATGGCGGTTTTCCTCCATATCAGTTGGTATAAACCGACTGTATTTGAAAGAGACCTGACCGTGCTTTCCAAACTTTATCGGCGAGAGACGATATGTTAAACCTAACACATCGTATGGGCTGGAGCACTTGACCCCTGCTGTATCGGGGAAATCCGGAGGCACTCGCAGAATACCGCGAGATACTTCGGACGCCTCATTTAAGAGGAAATCAAGGGCAAGCGGGACCTCTTCATCCCACCAACGGCGTTTTAGACCGTTGATGAGAGTGTAGAGGAACTGTTCATAGGCCTTTCGGTCCATGTTGGATCCTCGCTCGTTCTTCGGTTGGAACGGGCGAACGTCCACTCCCATGAAGTAGTCTGCTCCACAGGACTCTCTGAACGGACCCGAAGCGAACGTCTTCTCTGCATTTATCTTCAATGATAGGTGTCCGAAGACCCTCATCACAAAAGGATGCAAATTAACGTCATAAACGAGGTCGTCCCCGTAGACACTCACTAATGAGCGTCCACCGGAATAAGCCTCACTTATAGCTTTGAGCAAGCACAGAAAGATCAACGTTTGAAGCGGGAAGGTAAAGCCTATCCCCATTGTGCAGAATGTCGGTGTTTTGACGACTGTACCTGAAGGGAGCTTTACTTTATCGATCCTACCGCGGTTCAATTCTTCGAACCAACGTTTGGGTACGATAGCCTTGACAAGGGCGAGTGTAATGTTATCACTCGCCAGGCTCTGGTCAGCAGTTACAAGTTTCCCTGTTATGCTGCCCAGTCGGGCGTACTCACCATGGGCCCTTTGCAGGGTCGTGATGTCGTAGCCCGCCGCTTTCAACCGTCGCGAAATTACCTTTCCAAGACCGTCACTATAAAACGTGCCGATCGTTGTGTTTGGCATAATGCTTCGCAACGATTTAAACGTCTTTGGGACAAAAGACAGAGCCAGCGTGTCAACCTCGCTGAACGGGGCGCTTTTCTTCCCCGCCTGTGAGCATATATACTGCAATGCGCTCACGTCCTCGGACAAAACAACGTCCTTGAACCACGAGATATGATCCACGGAACCAGATATGGGGCACTCCCACCGTTCGGCTTCACAAGCCTTGCGATGAGTTATCCCTACACTGGCCTTCTTTCCGAAACGAGACAGAGCGAAATGCTCTTCAAGGTCGTAATTGCCTAAAATCTTGTGGCAATTCCCACGAGCTCGGAACAAGATCCACTGCATATAGCTAGGCAGTGAGCTCAAGTCCTGACTCGCAAGGCGCTCCTGGTTATCAAGAAACTGCTTTTCCGCAGCTCTTTCTAACTCGGATGACGACATCAGGTCCTTTTCGAACCTGAATCTCTTGAATAGAGATTGCATCTGATACGTACACTTAAACGTGTTCGCATCAGTGCAGTTCTCTAGGTCCCATTCAATACCTCGGATTGAACCTACATTCTCGTGCTCGACGCAATGCACGATATTGACAGCTTGGTTCTTCACCTTGATACTGTCCCGGAAATCTCTGGCAAGCGCCGATGCAAGACCTCGCATCAAGCGATCTGCAGAGTACGGTCTCTCTGATCTTCGTTTCACGATGGACTCTCCGATAAGGACGTCTAGAGAGGCAAAACCCGTGAGGATCCACGAGTCCTCTGTCTTACGACAGAGAGCCGGTCGACCAGAAGGACGCCGCCTCCGAATCACAGAGCAGCTGTGCACCAATCACATTAAGATTGGCCGCATTCGCTGCGCTGAACTCAGGGTGGACTTCACGCTCAACACGAAGAGTGTTAAACGCGATTTTCCCGCTCGCAAGAATGATCGGCACCACATACGTGATGCTCTTCTTATCCTTTGAGTAGGAACCATCAGCTGCAAGGGTCGGCGCACGGTATTTCACCGTAGCGTTTTCCCGCACACGATAGTCCGTTGTTGCTGGGACTATGATGTGACAGCCGTTCTGGACGGTCGTGCCATCGTCAGCAAAGACCATGTTAGACCCGCCGGTAGGAGCAATAGTTGCCCCCGTTGAAACGGTCATCGTTCTGATGCCCATTTGGGTTCACCTTGGTTGAGTTGATTAAAGACGGAGCCGTGCAAATTTATCGAGCACGTTTCCATGTAACAGGAACAAACCGTCTAAGAGTTTCGCGAATGACAGCGGAGTCTCGACTGTCAATGGACCTAGTGAAAGTGGTGCGTTGCATTCTCTGAGCAGGTTCTTATCTTGAACAAGATAAGTTTGACCACGCCACAGATAATACCACGTATGGTTAGGTGGAGTACCCACGTAGCCAGAGACCTCTTGCATATTTGTTTGCTGAGTTGTCTCTGTTACTGTGGACACCCAATTACCCAAAACATGGATTGACGGATCCGGAGTCGCGGCGCGAAGCCACGGTCCGATCCCGACAAACCAGTCCACCACAAAGCTGAACGGAACTATCTCCCATAGTGTAGACGGGATGTTGTCGAGGGTCAAACCAAGACAACGCCTCTTCCACGCTGCAGCAGATAGGTCGCGGGGAGTATAAATCACACCCCCGTTGACCCTGGTCTTTCTTTGCCAGGTCCGATCACACGGTCCACCATAAGATCCGGTGCTGACTTCGCTGGATTTCCAGTTTAGTTCAGTACCAGCACGCGCAACAAGTAGTGTCCCGGCTTTTGGCTGATTATGGGCAGATGCTTTCGCAGCTCCCCATATATCATACATCGTCGGGCGCCACCCATATCTAGTCTCTAACCAGGCGCTTTCAAACGCCTTGAGAGTAGAGTAACCTCGACGCATGTAGTGTAGCTTCCTGTTGATAGCATCTTCAAGAAGCTCTCTCGCACGGCCGAAGGGGCGACGTAACATGCTAAGTGTCTTTTCGCGCTCATGGTAGAAAACTCCCAAGAGCACGTCGGGCGACTTCATCTTCGCGGTTGCTTCGATGAGGACCCGACCCTTAGCGTTGTCAACATCAACGCCGTACCAACCCGGTATCTTTGTACTGATATCGATGCTGGCTTCCGCTGCAACACTGCCTACTATATGCCTTGTACCCCAGGTGATATTGGGGCCAATGGTATAGTCGTAGTGAGAACAAGTCACATTGCTTGAAAGAATAAGACAACCGTTCAGACAGACCTCGCCTCGTTTCATCTTGGCGAAGTACTCAGTCTTTCCGGCGTCTGCAATGTGTTTGTACGATCCTCCAGAGTACTTACTCGCACCAGCCAACACAGTAGTACTTTGTAAAGTACCATTGGGAAGGAAGTCCGTGATAGTAACTTTGGAAGGCGTACGCTTGTCAGTGGTGCGGTAGCGTGGCATGATGTTACCTACTGTTGTCCCTGAAAGTCTCTCAGAGAGGATACACCAACTTGCGTTGGGCCCCAAACTCCTTACGGAGTTTGCGTGTTTGAAGAGAACCCCAGAGCTTCGATACATTGAAAGCTCTGCCACTACCTCACAAGCTGTGACAAGGGTTATTAGGCCTTGTTTGGGCTTTTCTGGCAGTGGTACGTACGTTTTATCGTACGCACAGAGGACCTCCCTGCGAAGGGGGG